CTCGTTTGATCGTTCCACCTGCCTTGATGTTTACGGCAGATCGTCTTCTAGAGACTACTCAGCGTGTTTCAACTGCTGATAACGACATTAATGCTATCCGTAATATGGGTGCAATTCCAGAAGGTTATGCAGTCAATCACTATCTGACTGACAGCAACGCTTTCTTTATCCTTACGGACATTCCTAACGGAATGAAGCATTTTGAGCGTACTTCTCTTGAAACTAGTATGGATGGAGATTTCGATACTGGTAATGTTCGCTATAAAGCTCGTGAGCGTTACTCATTCGGCGTATCTGATCCACTTGGCATTTATGGTTCTCCGGGATCAAGCTAAGTCTGAAAGGGGGGTGTAAAAACCCCCTTTTTTTATTTTTAACACGTTATTATTAACTATCCCTGACTGCTTAACAGCAGACTAACCCAAGACAGGAGATTGACATGGGTACTACAACTTATACTGGAGCAGTTCGCTCCGAAAATGGTTTTTCAAGCATTTCTAAAAATAGCACTACTGGTGCAGTCACTACCAATTCTACTTACGGCACTAATGCTGTTGTTAGCGGAACTATTACTGGCAGAAAAGCAGTTAACTCTGACTGGAATACTTCTAGCGCATTAGACGCTACCTTAACAGCGGCTCAGTCAGGAACTTTGTTTTTGATTGACGGAACCGCAAACAATGTTATTAATCTGCCTGCTTTATCTACTGACAACGTAGGAGTTCATTATGAGTTCCAGTTGACTGTAGCTGTCGGCGGTAGCACTACAACTACTTTTGTACTTCCCGGTTCTGCTGTATCAGATTTCCAAGCAATGATTTCTTTAGTTGCAGGAACAGCGGCTAACGCAGTAAGTGATGTAGCAGGAGACACTTTGACGCTAGTAAACTCAACTGTTGCAAACGCTAGAGTTTCTATGGTTTGCGCTTCAGATGATGGAACAAACTCTAAATGGGTTACTACTGTTCTATCTACACCAATAGCAACGGTTGCTTAATACGCCGTTTAGTAAGGGGTGGCGAACACCCCTTTTTTTTAGGAGAATGTGATGGCTGATGCAGTTGCAACACAAACAATTTCAGATGGGGCAAAATATGCCACATTTAAGTTCACTAATGTCAGTGATGGCACAGGTGAATCGGCAGTAACTAAAATTGACGTTTCAGGATTAACAAAAGATCCGATGACAGGCCAATCTTGCACAAAAGTTGCTATAGACCATATTTGGTATAGCACTGTAGGAATGAGCGTTAAGGTGCTATTTGATGCTTCTACTGATGTATTAGCATGGCATATACTTGCTGACTATTCTGATGATTTAGACTTTTCTGGTTTTTCTGGCATACCCAATAACGCAGGTAGCGGAGTAACAGGAGACATTCAGTTTACCACTGTAGGCCATAGTAGTGGCGATACTTACAGTATTATCTTAAAAGTGCTAAAGTCTTATGGCTAGAAACTACAAGCTTGAATATAAAAACTTTCACTCAAAGCCTAAAGAAAAAAAACGGCGGGCGCAGAGAAATCAAGCTAGAAAACTGATGGAAAAAAGAGGTCTTGTTTCTAGGGGTGACGGAAAAGACGTTGACCACAGAGATAGAAACACAAGTAACAATAGCCCAAAAAATCTTAGAGTTGCTTCTGTTAAGTCTAATAGGTCTAGAAACTCAAGAAAATTAGCATAAGGTATTTGCAATGGACGATAAAACAAAAAGTATTTTAAAAGCAATTAGCCCTGCATATGCAATCAGTCAAGGGTCAATTCCCGGACTTCTTGGTGCGGGTGTTGATTATTATGGCGCAAAAAAAGATAAAAAGAAAAAAGAAGCTCTAGAGAAGCTTGAGGCCGAAAAATTAGCACAAATTAAAAATACTTCTGGAGATGTGCCTGTAAAAAACCAAGTTGCAAAAACAACAATGTCTCATGGCGGGCGAGTTAGAGGCTCAGGCATAGCTAAAAAAGGCGTTCGTGCTTGTAAGATGCGATAGCTAATTATAGGACTGATCATGGTAAAAAAAACAGCTAAACCAAAAGTAAAGGTCTTAACTAAAAGACAAAAAGACACTTTGCGGAAACACTCTGTTCATCATTCTGCAAAACACATGGCAGAAATGAAGCGTTCTATGAGGTCTGGAGTATCTTTTTCAGAATCGCACAAAAAAGCAATGAAAAAGGTAGGAAAGTAATGGCGGGCGGTAAGCCTGCAAAAGGCAAGGCAAAAGTTAAAGTAACCTCTTCAGGGAAAAAAGTTAGTTACGGTCAAGCAGGAAAAGCTAAGGGTGGCGGCCCAAGAGTTAGAGCAGGAACATCCAAAGGAGATAGCTACTGTGCAAGAAGCCTTGGAATTAAAAAAAGACTTTCCAAGAAAAAACAAAACGATCCCAATACTCCCAACAACTTAAGTCGTAAAAGATGGAAATGCTCTGGGGCTAAGTCAAGAAGGAAATAAACATGGCAACTAGCGGAACATATACTTTTAATTTGGATCTCGGAGATGCTATCGAAGAAGCATTTGAGAGAGCAGGGTTAGAGTTGCGTAGCGGTTATGACTATAGGACTGCTAGGAGAAGCATTAACCTTCTTATGCTTGAATGGCAAAATAGAGGCTTAAACCTTTGGACAGTACAGGAGGGAACTCAAGCTCTTACTAGCGGAGATGGATCGTATACCCTTAATGGAGATGTTCTTGATATTATTGAAGCGTTTGTAAGAACTGATTCTGGGGAAACGACCAGTCAGTTTGACCAGACTTTAACAAGAATATCGGTAAGTCAGTACGCTCATCTATCTAACAAGTTAACAGAAGGGAAGCCTCTTCAGTATTTTTTAGAAAAAGATCCTAGCGCGGTGACTATTAATTTATGGCCTGTTCCTGACAGCCAAGAAACTTACACTCTTGTTTACTATTTTATGCAAAGAGTCGAAGATACTGGATCACCTGCCTCTAACAACATGGATGTGCCTTTAAGGTTTCTTCCTTGCTTAGTTGCAGGACTTGCATATCACCTTAGCGTTAAGTACGTTGAGGCAAATCAAAAAGCTCCTTTGTTAAAATCAGAGTATGAAGAGCAATGGAATCTTGCCGCAGACGCAGACAGAGAGAAAGCCTCATTGTTTGTAACTCCGGGAGGATATAAGTTTTGACGGCATCAAAAGGCAAAAGAGCTTTTGGTTTTTGCGACAGAACCGGGTTTCGTTACAAGCTAACAGATCTTGTTCCTCAAATTGAAAACCAGAGATGGAATGGGCTTTTGGTTGGAAAAGATGTGGTTGATGTTGATCAGCCTCAGCTACAGCTTGGAAAAATTAGTATATCTGACGATCAATCTTTAAGAAACCCTCGACCAGACAGGGCTTTGGATGAAAGTCGGCGTTTATTTGCGTTTAACCCTGTTGGCGGAGGAGTTACCGAGTTAGGTAGCCATACAGTAGGACTAGACATAGAATGTAATGTAGGAGAAGTTAAGGTGGTAATAGGCTAATGGCATTCACGTACACTACGTTAAAAGAAACAATACAAGACTATCTGGAAACAACTGAAGCTACGTTTGTAGATAACTTGCCTAATATTATTACGCAAGCTGAAGAAAGAATAATAAAAGATGTACAACTTCCTGACTTTAGGAAGAATGTAACAGGTTCTTTAACAGCAGATAATCAATACCTGTCTGCGCCTACCGACTACTTAGGCGTTTATTCTTTAGCTGTTGATAACAGCGGGTATGAGTATCTTTTAAACAAAGACGTTAACTTTATCAGAGAAGCTTACCCGTCAAGCTCGGTAACTGGTGTTCCCAAGTATTATGCAGTTTTTAACGAAAGTACTATCATAGTTGCGCCAACGCCAAACGCATCGTTTACCGCTGAGTTGCATTACTTTTATAGACCAGAGTCAATTACTGTGTCTTCTACAGGTACAAGTTGGTTAGGCGATAATGCTGAAAATGCGTTATTATATGGCTGTTTAGTAGAAGCGTACACCTTCCTTAAGGGAGATGCTGATTTATTACAGCTTTACAAGGCTCAGTATGATGAGGCTGTTAATAGACTGAAAACTCTGGGTGAAGGTTACGGAACAACAGACAGCTATAGGTCTGGCGCAGTGCGTCAAGGCAGGAGTTAACAATTGATTGAAATAACATCGGCTGAAACGGGTTTTGTTAATGTTGTAACATCAAGTAACAAAGGCCTTAGTGCTGAACACTGGGCAGAAAGAGCCACAGATAGAATTGTTTCTGTTGGTGGTAATTGCCACCCTGCAATTAAAGATCAAGCAGAAGCTTTTAAAGATCAAGTAACTAAAGTTGTAATGTTCTACATGGAACAAGCAATAAAAAGCGATAGAACAACTTTAATTGCTTTGCTTGAAAAAAACCAACAGAAAGACGTAGCAGAAATTATTAGGAGACTGTAATGGCAATATCACAGGCAATGTGTACTTCATTTAAGAAAGAATTAATGGAAGGAACGCATAACTTTTTAGCATCAGGCGGCAATTCGTTTAAACTAGCTTTATACACTAGCTCGGCTAGCTTAGGTGCTACAACAACAGCTTACTCTAGCACGAATGAGGCAAGCGGCACAAACTACACCGCAGGCGGTGCGGCATTAACAAATGTTAACCCAACAACGTCAGGAACCACTGCGTTTACTGATTTTGCTGATTTGACTTTCAGCAATGCAACGGTTACTGCAAATGGATGCCTTATATATAACGATACAAACAGCGATAAAGCAGTTTGTGTGTTGGCTTTTGGTGGAGATAAAACATCAACAGCAGGAGACTTTACAATACAATTCCCAACAGCAGACGCATCTAACGCAATCATCAGAATAGCCTAGTAACTCATGGCTATTGTAAATGGTTTTGGTAGGGGTGGATGGGGAGAACTCGCATGGGGCGAGGGCTTGCCTGTTGCCGTTACTGGCGTTGCAGGAACCTCCGCTCTTGGCAGTGAAAGTGTAGTAGCAGAAGCTAATGTTGCTGTTGTTAACAATGTAGGTACAACATCTACAGGAACAGTAGCAGTTAACGCTTTTGCAGTAGTTGGCGTTTCTGCTGTTGCATCAACAATTGGTCTTGGTGATGAGACATTAATCACCAATAATAACCTATCGGTCTCTGGGTTAGCAGGAACGTCTGCTCTTGGCAGTGAAACATTAATTACTAATAACAATATTTCTGTTTCTGGACTAGCAGGAACATCTGCACTTGGCGATGAAACTGTGCAGGCTGATGCTAATATATCTGCTTCTGGTATTGTTGGGACTTCTGCTCTTGGTGATGAAACCGTAGAGGCAAAAGCTAATGTTTCTGTTTCTGGTTTTGGTGCAACAATATCTCAAGGAAGTGTTGTTACTGAATCTAAGGCAATAATATACCCTGTAGGCGTTGAGGGAGAAGGATTAACAAAATCAGTTCAAGTTTGGAGTTTAATAAACACATCTCAAACTCCAGACTGGCAAGCAATTAGCAACAGTCAGAATCCAAACTGGCAAGCAATTACTAATATTCAGACCCCTAATTGGGAAGAGGTAGCTTAAATGGCAACATACGTTAATGATCTAAGACTAAAAGAAATTGCTACAGGTGATTCTGCGGGTACTTGGGGAACGGAAACTAATGTCAATTTAGAACTTATTGGCGAAGCTATGGGGCATGGCGCTGAAGCTATTGCCAATGCATCAACTCACACCATAACAATGGCAGATGGCGTTTCTGATGAGTTTAGAAGCACATTTTTGCGGTTAACGGGTGGCGGTCAGGCTTGTACTGTTACTTTAGCCCCTAATACGCTGTCTCACACTTGGGTAATGCGTAATGAAACATCTTACACGTTAACGCTAACGCAGGGTTCTGGAGCAAGTGTTAATATTTCTTCTGGTCAAACCAAAATTGTATCAACAAATGGCGGCGGATCAGGCGCAATTGTTTATGAAATGGATGATCTTCAGCTTGCAGGTAACTTAGTTGTTGGTGGCACTCTAGGTGTCACAGGCGTATTAACAGGTACAAGCCTCGACATTTCAGGCGATATAGATATTGATGGCACAGCTAACCTTGACATTGTAGACGTAGACGGTGCTGTAAACTTTGCGGCAGATGTAACTTTTGCAGATGGCGCAGATATCATCACGGCTTCAGCAGGAACAAGCAACTTCCGCGCAGGTGTCAACGCAGGTAACAGCATTGCAAGCGGTGGTAATTTTAATGTTGTAGTGGGCGATGAAGCAGGTACTGCGATTACTACTGGTGACAATAATGTTGCTGTTGGCTATGCCGCATTAGACGCTACTACTACTGGTTCTGGTAGCGTAGCATTAGG